AGCGAGGCGATATTGACGACGCCATATTGGTCGGCATTGCCAGACCAGACGATGGGAGTTGTCGTGCCGGCGGCGTAAAGTAAAATCGTCGCCAGTGGATAGGTTCTGACGATATTGCTGGCTGGCTCTAACCGCCAAATCAGGTCTTGGTAGTCTTGGGACATTTGGACAAACCTTTAGAATTGAGATTGTAACGGGAATGATGCTAATTTAAGGAGATTAATTGCTCGACGAACTTGCCGGAGTGCGCGTCGGTCCACAACAGCGATAGACTGCGCGAACCATTTCGAATTCAATGCCGCAATGTTCACAGGTCAATTTGACCATTGTTATGCCTGACTTGCGTGGCATCTAATCAGTGTCCTCTTTGCTCTCTGAAACGTCGATCATCAATGTCAACATGACATGAATCAGACGACGGCGCAATCGCTTTTGAGAAAAGATTCTCACTTGTCATGCTGCGATAATCCCGCATCTACATTCAAAATGAACGGGCGGCATTCCGATGCCTGCCGTCTGCAATTCTGTGTTTGACCTGCTTGTGATTTGATCGAGCGTCGGCCAAGGGGCTACCTGCTTCACGTCTTCAGGATTTGAGCAGTTCATTAGTTGTTGACGCTGCCCCATCGCGGAGGCGACTGAAAATATCTTGCCATTCATTTCGTCGCAAACCTCACAGACACGTGAATCTTCCATCGAAAAAAACTCATAATCAGTAAATCCAGCATCCGAGAATCCCCCGATCGCCCCAAAGCTCCGCGACCTGCTCATTGCGTTGGCCGCTAACCCCTGCCAATAGTTGGCCGGTTTCATCGGCACGCCGGGATAGTCTTCAAAGAAATTGCCGAGCATCTTGCCGATGTCCTTGCGACCTAAGCCTTGCGCCATACCGTCGGCAACGGTGTTAGCAATTGCGCCGGAGAGATTCTTGTCGTAATAGTTGCCGATCCAGTACAGGTGATGATCGGTGAGCCAGTTGACCGCCGTCTTGTCGACCAGACCGAAGCTGATGTCGATTGACGGCATGGCCTCGGTGACGATCATCTTGCCAGCGCCGTAGGATTTGCCGAAGAGGTCAAGCAGCTCGGTTCGCATGGGCGTCGCCATTTCCGGCCCGATATGATCGCGGAGGATGTTCAGGACGACGGCGATTTCGTCTTGCATCATCGTACTCTGGACGGCCTCGATATAGGCGCGGGCTGCGGCTAATCCTTTTTTCTGTGCGACGATCCACTCTTCCCAGACGAACAACAGCCAGGCTTCCTCGTAAGGCAACCGTCTACGCTTCTCGATTATCTGGTCGATCAGTTCGACGGCAAGGGAACGTTCGTCGTTGGTCAGATGGTGAAGGCACATCAGACAGCCTTGTGCGGCAGTAGGGCAGCTTTGAGATTTCGAAGTGCCGTGAACAGGAATGACTTTTCAGTTTTCTTGCCACTCGCAGCGTTGGTGTCTACTGGCGGCACGTCGGGGTTCGGCTGCGGGGGTTGCCCAAACATCGGGGGCGGCGCATAGGACGCCTTGAATTCGCCAAGCAGCATGTTGCGTATCGACTCGTCGAGCTTCGGCGGCTCTTTGCCCATCAACTCGGAGATCCAATCGACTGCATGACCGACCGGCACCACGTCCTGCATTTGCGACATTGCCGTAATGATATTGGCGTCGTCAGCCGTCGGCGTCCCACGTGACTTCATTTTCCAGCGCTGTATCTCCATGCCGGCAATGATCGTGCGGTTAATATTTTCGTCAAATGCGCTGCGTTCGGGTTGAAATACTTGTTGCTCTGCTACGATCTTAGCTTCGATCGCGGCGGCATGGCTATACTCTTCTGCTGCGCCGATCAATAGCGGCGGCAGGCGGAATGACTCACGGACAGCTTTGGCGTTGTTCTTGATGTATTCCTGAAAGAGCGCGTCATGCTGCAGAAACTCAGTCATCGGCTTAACGTCAATGCGGACAGGTGGGGTCTTCTCGTCACCAACGGCGCCGCCGGTGGGAGTGGCCTCGAGAATCAATACCTTGTGGAAGTTCTCTGAGCCTTTGAACTCATGCTCAAGATAATCCTTGAGTTCCTGCTCGGCGCCTGGCCCCAACGTGCCCCCGGCAATGGTAATGATAAACGGCGGAATCGTCTTGTTGTCGAAGTAAAGGTAATTAACTTTTTTCGCTTCGGTGCTGCCCATGATGTTCATCAACTCGGACAGCCAGGGCGGTTCGCCATAAACTGAATTCTGCGTATCGTCCGCGAAGTGGATAATCTCTGTGGCTTCGGTGCCGATAGGCCAGCGGGAACCGTCGGTCGCGTATGTGCCGGTGATCTTGTTAAGCGATCGCGGATCGCCGAATTCCTTGAACCACACCGTCTGGTCATTGACCACCTGCATGAAGCGGCGGAACTTCGTTAGCCGATTAATTTGTATCCACTGGTCGCCGTCGCGTAGCCACTGAACATGTTCAGTCGGTGTCTTCTGCCTTGTCGTGACTCTGATTGTGCTCGATGAAACGTGATATAACTCGGCAATCTCGTCGCCGATGTTGCGGACTACCTCAAGATCGGCATAGCCGGTGAGGCATTTGTCCGCGCGAAGATTCATCTTGATATCTACCCAGGAGTCGTGCGCGTTGGGATAGTCGAAAAGGAGCTGCAAGCGGCGGCGCTCGACGTTGTCGGCGGCACTCGGCTCGGCGTCCGGCTGTTCGACCGTCGGCACGAATTCTACTTGCCAGCCCATTCCGTCGATGTTCACCTTCATGGCCTTGACGCATTGCGCCATAACATCGCAGTTGATCGTCAAGCGGGACAGGATCGCCGGATTATATAGCGGCTGAATCAGTTCGTTTTCGGAGTATTGCAGGGAGAATGGATCGAGCGCATTCGACAGGGCGGCGGAGCTTGAGACGGTGGATATCTTACTGAAGGACATGACCCGCCCGTGCGCTACGGCTTTTTCGCTCTTGTCGTCGAGCATCTCAAAACGCTGGGAGCGGGTAAGTTTAGACAACTCGGCCATTCTTGAATTCCTTAATCAGGTCAAACTCGGATTGAAAGTAATCGCTATTATCGAAGTGCGCGGGTATAGTCCACTCCACGGCGGTCTTGATATGATCGCCATTGGTCAACTGATGATCGACGTTATCCCACTTGCCGGCGAGACGCCAGACACGTTCATCGACGACATCGAACAGACGGCGCATAGGGTTGGGTGTGTCCATCCCTTTGTGATGTTTGCGTAGCGCCTCAAGCAGACCGCGGACCCATACGGAACAGACCGGTCTGGCTCCCGTGCCGCCGATTAGTGGGACTGATCCTGCTGGATATTTGAGAAGCGAATACATGACGAAGTTGACTAACTGCTCGTAACCAAACTTCTGGCCAAGCATCGGTTCGGCCGTCTTGACCAGAAACATAATGTCAGCGAGGTCGAACTTGCGATAGCGGTAGCGGTATATCCGGAGATGCTGAAACGCAATCTCGGAAATCGGGAACTTACGAATGACCGGCGTTGTGCATTCATAAAAACATTCGGCGGTCGGAAGACCGGAGTACATGGCTGTGGCATTGATACCTCCGAGATATAGCATAACGTGCGTCGACTTGTTAAACCCAAGTTGACCAAAGTAATCCTCCTGATATTTCTGAATGCCAGCACGGGCGACGTAAAGCGGGTAGTCCTTGAAATGCAGCAGATTGAGCGGGTTGGTGAGCAGATCGACCGGGTCCCAGACGTAAGTCAGGACATCACCGGGTTCGATGAACTCCGCCAAACGCTCGCACGCCAGATTTAAGTCTATTGCCATTACCGTTTCCGTTCCCGCTTTCACTTCCGCGTATGGTTTTCAGTTTTTCGAGGACGTTGATATGTCGCCGCGCTCCGAAGTAAGCGATCCAAAGCGCCGACAGTTGATCGTCGTGCTTGGCCTCTTCGGGATTGTAGAGTTCAGCGCAGAGGCTGTTGGTCTGTTGCTTATCGGCTTCGGTTTTATAGGGCAAGCGGATTTGCTTGTTTTCAAAGAGAACAGAGAGAGAGGGATAACCCTCGTAAGGATCATATTTGTTGCGACCGGTATGATGCGGGACTACAGGGATGCCCGTCTCGGTCTTGAGTTTCCAGTGGATGATCTCGCCGAAACTGTTCGTCTCAGTGAATTGGAATTGGGGGTTGAATAGTCGCGCCTGGCTTACATACAGGTCGTGAATCTCTTGCGGTGACATTCCGCGTCGGCGTATCGATCCGATCAAATCGAAATGATAGTTGGGTGTGATGCCCAGCGTCTCGATGACGGTGTAGTCGGTATCGTGCCGCTCGGCGTCCTTGCGATTCA